TTGCAAAAGAATTTTCATCTGTATATCCTGCTGCACCAAATCCTGCCCCATATGCCATACCTTGTTTAACTAACGATGATATTGATTTAGCTTTTGTTACTGGTATTACCCAACCAAATGGGTCAGCTATTACGCCACCCATGTATGTTGCTAATGCTGCTTTACCATAATCTTTATTAGCAAATATTCTATTTAATTTAGCTTGGTCTTGTTTCATAGTTTCTTCACCAATACTAAATATTTGTTTTATACCTCTATATGTATCTGCAAATCCCATGCTACCTGCAAAAGATAATGCTTCTTTTCTTGATAAACCACTGACATCTTCTCTTACAGTTCCTACCTTACCCTCATTAATAATAGAGTATTGTGATGGAGTTGTTTCTTCGTCAAACATATTTGACATATCTACAGTAGATTGAGATGGAGGAGTCATTTCCTCATCTAATATCTTAGAAATATCTACCACTACTTACCTGCCCAAGAATTAAATTGTGCAATAGTATCCTCCCAAGTATGTTCTTGGTCTAATTTTCTAGCTTCATCTACAGCTTTAATATGTGACCTTTGTAGTGCATCAAACAAACCGGTGTCACTTAAAAAAACATCATACATTTCATTCTTAAATAATTCTTGTGATGGAGGTGGAATTTGTGCAGTTAATAATGCTCCGTCTTTTTGTTTTGTCATTCCAAGAACAGAATCATATTTAAAATATAATTTATCGTATGCACTTAGTGCATCTTTAGCTTCTGCTCTAGTTT